TCTTGGTCAACTGATTTCATCGCAAACTCATAATTGAGTTGCTGATCCTTTGCACCATCCATATATTCCAGTATTACTCTGCTACCAGGTAATGGATAGACACAGAAAGATTCTGTTGGTTGCAAATAGCCTAGTCTACATCTAATTGGCAGATTAGGGATATTGTTTATATTTTCGTTAAGGCGTTCGATAAAATCCATCAGAAACCAGCCCCTTTCTTGAATGCTTCTAGCCAATCAGATATAAAAACTGATTTTGCTTTTAAGTCCCATCTTGGCCCAGTTCCAGGAGTGGTGTAATTCCATCCACCCGGTGCGTAATAATGTCTTCTTGCGTATGGAGCGTTCCACTCAATAGATTTACCGTCTGGAGACACGTTACTTAATGTTCGTAAGTTACCATCGCGCATGGGAACAAAACTTTCATTCATTGTCGCATGCATTCGTTGAGACATATTAAATTGACCACGTTCAAAAGCATCCGTGGAAACTTTTCTTCTCAAACTTCTTAAATCTACACTTATACCTGGCATGCTATTTCACTTCCAATTCATATCCAATGATTTCATCCGACATAAAATATAAAGGTATTGCCTTAACTATTGTAAACTCTTTGCCATTGAAATTTACGATACCTTCATTCTCTAATATTGGCATATCAGGATTGTATTGCTTAAAAATCACAACCAAAGCATTGGGGGCATTTTCGGTGGCATTAATTCCCTGCCGTTTAAAATCGTAACCTTCATCAATTCGTGCATGAGGCAATTCAATAGGATTAGAAAAAATAGGTTTCCCCCAGTCATCTTCGCCATCTATTGCATTATAGGAGATAGCATGAGGAAACACCTGTTTTGGTGGTAGTCTGAACCTCATATGCTTACACCTCGATACAATAATCCTGTACCAGATAAAGCAGCAATGGCATCCTCTGATACAATACTAGGCGCTTCATTTCTTCCAGTATTGGAGTAGCGTGATGCTTCCGATACGCTGGTACGTCCAATAGACCACAATTGCGGTGTATTAATCTCATACGTGCTGGTAGCTCCTGTTTGTTGCATATACTCAATTTGCAACGCTATTGCCTTTTTGAATTTAATCTTCCGAAACTCGATATCCTTGGACAAATCGTGAAACTGATAGAAATTACGAGTCTGTATATCAAAAAAATCCGAAGCTTTTCCAACCAATTTGGTGAAGTCGTCTTCGGTAATTTCAGAATAACCAAATTCTTTGTATTCTTCATGTGTTAAGTACGGCATAGCTCTTCCTCCAATCAAAAAGGAAGGCTATTTTTCGCCTTCCTCAACAGTGTCATCTTCTGGTTGTTCTTCTTTCGGTTCTTCAACTCGCTCAAGAAAAACCTTACCATGTTTCGCAAGGTTTTTTTCAGCTTCTTTTGCGCGTTTGACAGTCATTTCAATTTCTTCGCCTACTTCGTACAATTCTTTCGTGTGTTTATCACGAAAAGTTTCTAATACTTTATATTTTGCCATATTATTCACCTTTACCCTTCTGGAGTATTGTCAATTTGAACTACAGCGAATGCTTCATCTTTAACAACCATAAATCCAACAGTCATGGTCGCTTTCAAAGCAATCATGTCACGTTCTGCCAGATTAATTGGCGCACCATCAGAAGCTGTAATAGTTGTCAAAGTAGCTTGATCTAGGATTTCGTAATTTAATCCTTTAAGAATACCGTAATAAGCATAATCCCAATCACCCACTAATTCTGCAGTTGTATCACCCAAAGTAGTTTTAGGTGTATATGCAATAGGTAACCCCAAAATGTCATCAACACCGTTTGAATTTGCTGTATTAAAAATGGGCATTCCATTACCATCTTTTGTTGAGCGATATTTCACACGCTGCTTACGAGTTGTAGCAATTCCATTTGGCTCTAAGTCTTCCTCTTCAATAAAAGCGATTGCTTCATTAATATCGTCATACTTATTAGCTGTTTCCGTAACAACATTACTTGCAGCAGTTGCAGCTCCTAAAATGTTTTTGGTAAATGGCGAGTTGACACCAGTAAAAGCGGATTGATCGAATTTTTTGTTAAATGCTTCTGCTACTTCTGGGCGCATTAATTCAAAGAAATTTGTTACTGAATAATCTAAATTCTCACGAGTCGTCGGAATGATAACCCCTAATTTATAAGCACGCATTTCAGCTTTAACAAATGTTGGTTTGCTTGTTTGAATACGTTCCGCTTCTGATACCCAGTAAGCACCGACACCAGTCATATAAGTAAATTCTTCGATTGGTTTAGTCATTGGTACTTGTTTGGCTAAGCGCATAATAGAGCTACCTTGCTTCACTTCTGTGATAATGCTATCTGCGATATTGCGAGGAATATCACCCGTTTTAGCAGATTGCATTGTTACATTATCAGGATTAAACGTTGGTGAAGCAAAATATTGCAAGTTCATTTTCATTAATTGTTTTTTCTTCATAATTTTCTCTCCTATCTAGTGATTCTGAATTCATTTAGTTTTTCTGGTTGAGGACCGACAGCAGAATTTTGACCACCTTTTGCATTACCTCCCACAGTGATTGTGGGGGATGTTCCTGTACCTTCTGTTGCTTGCTGAAACAAGAACGATTTGTTTTCTTGCAAACCTTTCAATTGCTCATCAAAACCCTGTAGTTTGCCGTCAACAATTTTGATAGTATCTTTGTCTAATTGACCAAGAACAATATCTTCATCGAGTGCATGAGCTTCTTTTAAGGCTAATTTGATAGAAAAATCTTTTTCTTGTTCAGCAATCTTCGCTTTGGAATCAGCTCTTGATTTGTCAAATTTTTCTTGCAACTCATTGTATTTAGCTGTTAATTCCTCATTGCCTTTAGCAGCTTCTTTCAAACTGTTTAGTTCTGATTGATTCGTAGCCAACTGTTCTTCTAGTTGTTCTTTTTGTGATTTCACTTTAGCGTAACGTTCATCAGCTTTTTCCTCACTTGATAAGTAAAACTTACTTTCTGGCATGCCCTCAACGATTGTGGTTGCTTGTTCTTCCGTTAGTCCTTTTGAAATCAAATATTCCTTAAATGTCATTACTTTTTCCTCCTATACGCTTTTCTACGTGGTTGCCTCACATTAGTGGGTTCAAATTGTTCTTTTACGTCCGCAATTTGATAAAAGGACAAAATAAAAAGGCTTAGTAAATACCTAAGTCTTCTGCTTCCCAGTATTCTTCGTCTAGATCATCTTCGTCAATAACGAATTCATCCATTAGATATTGGATCACCATTACTTTCTGCTCTATCAGCTTTAATCTGTTCCCATTCTCTTTGTTGGAATTCGCATAAAGATTGCACAGCGTCAGGCGGTTTCCTTTGACGATTGAATTTTCTAATCGCTTCTTGTTGTAAATTAATTGGCATGTCTGTAAAGAAATTGATTACATCATTGCGGTTTACGTTTTCCATGATGACCACTCCTTAATTTCGGGTACAAAAATAGCACTTACCAACATTTATTGTTAGTGAGTGCTATTTCAATTTATTTAATTTTTGCTTTACTGCATTTAATTGTTTGTAAAAATTTGTGGGATCCATTCCTGGTTCCATCTGCTCTGTAATATCAGGTATTTCATCGTTGGCAATAACTGTTAAATTTGGATTTTCTTGATACATCAATTCATAGTTATCAACTAGATATTTTTCCAAATCAAGAGAAAACTCAAATGGATTTATCTTCCTTGATAAACCGTCAGATAAAAATGCAAAAAAATTGTCTATCATGTCAATCCATCTCCTTCCAATCTTGTTTCGGATTTTTTCTATAAACATAGGTGACAAACTCTGTTTCATCTTTATTTTTGATAAAAGTATGACTATCGACAAACCATACTTTTCGGCCATCACTTTGTAAATAGTTCGGTCTTTGGGAAATAATATCCGATGCAATATCCACTGAAATATCAGTCCGTTGAATAAAACGACTTAATGCGTGACTTGAAAATTCATGACCGTATGAAAGAAAATCATAGTAAGCTTGTTTTGTCTTCTCTTTAAATCCATCATTCCAGTTCTTATTGTTAATTTCATCGATTGTTTTATATTGTCTTTCCAACGGAGCCCATTTGCTAGGCTCATTATACCGTATTTGACGGTATTCCTCCAATGATGACGGTGCATGATTACCTAAAGTCTTAACAATTTTGGAAAAATCTTTCCTGTCTTGATTAATTGTTTCTCGATGTGCCTCTATGACTGATTGACTAGGACCACTATGAACACTCTCACGCCCGTAACTTCGATGCAATAAGTCTTTGTTATCATCAATCAATTGCCTCAAAGCACCTTGACGTTTGCGAATTAAATTCCTGAAATACTCTTGGCCAACTTTATCATCTAGCAATTCAGCGGCTCTCAATTGTTTTTTCGCCTTTCGGATAGAACTTTCCATGCGTCGTTGCTTAGCGACTGTCTTAGCATTTTCTTGCGCCACTTTTGGCTTAGGGGGCGATGGGATACCAATATCATCTGTTGGCAACATTGAGTACCACCGATGATTGCAATTAATACCATTGCATCCTGCCGGCTCTTTCCAGCCATAATCGTAAACAGAAGGCAAATACTGATACTCTGGTGGTGCTTCATTTGTTGGCACCATTAAAACGAACTTTCCTTGAATTAGTGCACAGGCATCACGAGCAGCAGCATGACTACTCATAAGCGCTGTAACGATATTATATTCACTGATTGCCCGTTCAGTCCTCAAATCGTTGTATACTCGACGTGTGGTAGATTTAATAACCGTACGAACATATCTTTCCAACGACCATTCACGCCCTGCTTTATCCGTAAAACTAGAAGCTATTCCTTTTTCTACCATTTCATAAACAGCTGATTTAAAGGCTTGTTCAGAAGTTTGGAAACCTGTGAGTGTTTTAGTTACTGTATCATTTAAAACATGCTGATAGGCTTTTGAAAGTGGGTTGTATTGGTAATTCGTGTTAATCAACGTCTGATTGATATGATTATCTAAATCTAACCACTGACTATCAAAATACTGGTTAAGAATTAAATCTAAATTGGACCATTCGCTAACAGGACCACCTACAAGATTTGCTAACTCTCGGTTGGCTTCGATATTGAAGTCATAACCTTGCTTGACTATGATGTCCTTTAATTGCCCTTTGGTAATATTAACTGTTTCAGCAACTAATTTCTCAATCGTTGACATGTTCATCAGACGCAGCTGTTGCAATTTCTCCAATTGCCATTGGAACAACGTATCCTCGCTTAATGTAACGATGGTACGACTATTCAACATCTTAACTAGCATATCAAGTAATGTCTGCTCTAAAGCATCATAAGCATCTTGGAGGTGCGTTGATTTCATATCCACTTGATTCTGCGACATGATAACTTTTCTTCTAGGCAATCAGCATCACTCCTCTAAAGGTGGATTGTCAAAGATACCTGTCATACCTGCTCCTCTTTGCCTCATACCTTCTTGATACAATTGCAAAGCCTCGTCTTTAGGCAAATCGAGAACTGTTTCTAGCACTTTATTGACTGGATAACCTAAGTTGACTAACTTCATATAAAAATCAAGTTGCGCATCGCGATTTTGAAAAGCACCATCATTAAAATCTACGCCAATATCATTAAAAACAGGAATTGGTCCATTATAAATTTTGAAAGCTTTTCCTAGTTCACACACCGAAACAACTAATTCTTTAATGAATTTTTCTACTTCGGTGATCTGCATCGCTCTTGTTTGATATGTTTGAGAATTCTCACTTACGATTTCAGTAGCCGTTTTTGTACTACGAACACCATTTGCATCAAAAGTAAAGGTCCCAACCGATAGACTAGTTTCCATTTCTAATGTTTTCAAATGATGGTTGATAGCTTCTGTATATTCTTTTGTGCGGATTTCAGAAGATAAGTCTTTAATAGTATAATCATCCATGTTAGCACCAGGAATAATTTGAAATGTGTCTTCATCTTCGTCAAAAAACATCTTCACTTTATTATTTAGTTCATCCACACGGCTATTCATCAGCATTTCGCTAACTGCAATCCGTCGTTTTCCACGCCTTACTTCTTGGTCAAATTCATCGTAGGTACGGTTAATACGGTCAAGCGTTTTCTTGCAATTGTCACAAACTCCCAAACCAAGCGGACTATATGGACTAATATTGTTAAATCCAGATGGTTTCAGGTAAGCGAAAATAGGGCGAGATAAACCATTAAGTGATGTTGTTGACTCTAAATCATCATACAACTCACTTAATGGCACTTTAGCCCCTACGATATTTGAGTCACTCGAACGATACAACTCGTTCGTAATGACATAGCTACCACCATCCCACTCGTGAAACTCCAACAAGGTGTAATAAGTGTTTTCTCTACCGTTTGTTCTTGTGGTAACAAATGGAATCGCACACTCGCTAATATTATTCGTATTGGATTGCAACGGATAAAAGGCATCAGCTAATGCCCAAGAAAACTCCATCTTATTGGTTTGTTTATCAATATACGGGCGACAAACTAAACCACCTAGAGCGAACATCGGTTCAAGATACTTGCTAAAATTCTTTTTGAAATCATTGTGTTCAAACACACCTTGAACGAATTCGGCAGCTTTGCCATCCACATTAATTTCGCATTGCTCATTAAATACGACAGTTGCGTATTGATTAGCAACCTTTTTTAACATATTGATAGTAGATTGCTCACGCTCGATTGTCCTCTGATTACTAGTGCGTACTTTTAACTTCGGATAATCACCCTCGTAATGCATCAACGAGTTTTGAATCCGCTGATACTCTTTAGGATCCCCATCAATCTTTGGGTGATCTAAAATACTTTGTAATTGTTCCACCATACCTAATGCCTCACCGCCTCTCCTGAATAAATTTTTAATACGTTGAATAAGTCCCACTGGCTCACCTCCTAGACTGCAATACCTAACACTTGTGCATTATCAATACAAAAATATTGGAATGCATCGCATGTATGGTCATCTTCTTTTAATACAATTGGATTATCTGTATTTCCAGTCCCCTCTTTAAAGCTATAGCGTTTGTGTTCTTCAATGAATATTTGATTTGCGTTGGTATCCAAAATGTAGAACCGACCTTGAGCAAATAAATTCGTTGCATAATCAATCATGACTAACTTTTCTTTTTTAGCTACTGGATTCCAACGAATTTCGTAGTCTAAATAGTATTGATTACGTAAGGCTGCTTCAGCACTATCAATCGTGCGATTATAGACCTTCTTTCCTTTCCAACGACTATCCGACTGAGTTCTTGTAGCAAACTTATGCACCTCTTGCGACAATTGAGACGGAGCTAATTTAACAGACTTTCCGGCAGGCGAATAATAGTAAGTATCTAATAAAATTACTTTCCCTTTTGCCGTCAGACCTAGTAATAGCACTGTGGTTGCCGATTGAGCATGCCCGCCATCCAGAGAATAAAAAAGAGCCACGATAGAATCGTCACTCGGTAACTCGTTGATGATGTTGAATGTCTTAATGTTATAAACGTTGTCTTGGAAACCAACAGGTACACCTTCATAGAGATAAAGGTAGTATTCATAGTCGTTTTCTTTAATTCGATTGATTTCATCTAACATTTGTTTAGTTACAAAGCCTAACTGATCATCTTTGTAACAAGACGAATGAATCAAGTAATCTTGATGACCTTCCAATTCTTGTACCCACTCATTAATCCAATGATAGGGATTACGTGGCGGATTGTAAGAATAGAAGAAACGAACCATATCCGCATAGTCAGGTAACTGACGCATAAACGTTGCCTTCATCTGGTCAAACTCTTCCGCATTTGCAAATTCAGCAGCTTCCTCCACCCATACAGCAACGATGTTTCCGATGTCATTTGATTTAAGCTTTTGAAAATCATCTTGGCCATAAAAGTAAAATGTGGAACCAGTCTGCTTATGAGTTATTTTAAATGGAGAGACAGTGCAATCGAACTGATCTAACATGCCAAATTTTCCTAATGCCCATTGAATTTTTAGGAAAACAGAGTCTCGAATTGTATTGGCCACTTTACGAATTACGACAACGTTTCCTTTGCGACCTAATGTAATATGACCAATCACCATATAAACTAGTAATAACGCAATCACAGACGATTTAAAACTATTGCGCCCACCTTTTAAGATGTTGTATGGTTTCTTAGTCGTCCACACTTTACGAAAATGAGGATTGACTTCTTTTTGGATATCAACAACTTTATTCGCCATCATCATCACTCCAACCAAGCATCAACAATGGTTATATTAGTATCTGTACCCTGCTTTTTGGATAAATCAAGGCGCTTAAGGAGTAAGTCAGCAGCTTTAATAGAATCAGATATTTTGCCAGGAAAGGCAACAACTTGAGGCTCTTCTGTTTCAACAACCATCTTCTTCAGAACACCCTCATCACCAGTCGGAACCCATTGCTCTGTTTTACTACGTAAAGTGACTACTGTATGTTCATCTTCTTGACGACTAAATATACGAGTTAAACCTTGAAGTATTTCTTCTTGAGTTGCAACCCTTCCAGCAGAAAGAACTCTCATTCTGTCATCAATATATTTTTTTACGCCAATAATCGCCAATAACTTATAAGATCCTGCTCTAGCATAATTATTACTATATCCAGCATCTAATGCAGATTTTTCTATAATTCCTGTTTCAATAAAATTATCTGCAAAGCGCCTCTGCTGTTCTGTAATTCCATAGTATTCAAGGACATCAGTAATATCTTCTGTACCATCATTTACTATATCATTTGGTGGGTCATTCACCGCAACGGAGCGTCCCTTTTTAATCGGAGCGCTCTCTTTGGAATCGGAACGCTCCCAATTGTCTTGTGATTTCCACTTTCTGACAGTTGAAGGACGTTCTCCTAATTCTTTTGCTATATCCACTAAAGGGCGTTCTTTATATTCTAGCCATAATTCATAGGCTTTATCTCTATTAGGATTTCTTTTTCTAGCCATTCATCATTACACCACCTCGCATCCTTATTTTTATGTAATAAAAAGGAGACTACTAAGAGTCCCTTTACTATCTTTTATTTAAATCATCATTACCATCTAAATATTCAGCATCTTCTAATCCGAAAAAAATTAATAATTTTCTCTTGAAGTTCTCAAAATCTTCGTCTAACTTTCCTATGGTACTTAAATAAATACCTGAAAAGATATAGATTATAATTGGATAGAACCACCATTTAGTAAATATGCTTGATGAATTATTCGATGATTCTTTGACAGTATTAATAACAGTTAGAACTGCTCCAAAAATCACAACTGTAGTTAATATAAAATATACTATCAAAAATAATTTTGACTTCTCTCTCTCAATATGATTATTTTCTTTTGAATCAACAACAATATTATTTGCAATTTTCTCTAAAGACGAAGTTATCATCAACTTTGTATCCATAGGAATATAACTAGACTTCAGTACATCAGTAATCAAATCTTGTATCATCTGCTCTGATGTTCTCACATATTTATTTCTTATCCCATATTTTCTAGAGATCGAAGTTATTAATATATTTACAGTTGATAACGTAACTTCACCACCTTCAGAAACAATATTCCTAAGGATATTTAATACTTCTTTATTAACTTTCATTGCACTGGTTTTTCTCTTAGATTGATCAATCAAATTTGTAATATGAAAACTAATGGGAACCAGAATAATTCCGCTAATAATAGTTACCCCAATTTCAGACATCCAACGACTATTAAAAAATTCCAACATTAACACCTCTTATCAATAATAATATTATTATCTAAGATATTAATTGGAAAGTAAATACATACTACAAAAAAAGACACCTCTATGAGATGTCAATTGACTAATAACTTTAAGCAAACACCGCTAGTATTCTCTCCTCATTAGTATCATCATTTTTAGCTATTAATTGCCTCTTATTGTTGATGAATAATACGTCATCTCTGTCAAAAGCATCAATAACTAGCTGTTCAATGTAACTATCGATTGAAAATCCGTTATTTCGAATATCCTCTATCGTACGAATAAATATCATTTTATCACCTCCCTACATAAATAATACCATTTATATAAGGGACAACATAAGTAATAATTTTAATATTTAAAGTACCCATTTTCTTATATATATATCATGTGTAACAAGATATATACCCAAAGATGGAAATCAAAAAAGGACCGCCAACAATGACGATCCATAAAAGGAGAAAAATCTTAGTACTTGGTCTAATTTCACACTATCATAATACCACAGAAATAGTGTTTATTTTTTCAACATTTTTTCAACATTAGCGAAAGTCGATTGCATCTATACCAAACAATAGAACAGACATATCTTTAATCGCTAATTTTGTATCACGGTAAACAGTTCCTTGTTCAACATGTAAATCTTCGCAAATTTCCTTCACGTTCAACTTGTCATCAATTAAATATCTATATTTCAATATTAAGAAACGTCGATACTCTTCTACAGAACCTTTATTACAATTCCATTCATAAGCGATTAGCATTTTATCAACATGATTCATCATCTTGAATGTTTTCTTTTTGTAGATACTCAAACTTTCCAGTGTTAGATTTTCTAAATTGAAATCAGGGTAATCAGTTGGAATTTCCTCTTGAATAGTTTCGTCACACAAATCTTTCAGTTTGGTGTAATTTTTCAAAAGTAATTCTGTATTACGTAAATTCCGACTCTTGACTTCTTGTTGCATTTTTTGATGTCTTTTCTCATATGCTTTTACAGCTTCTACTGATGCAGCATTAGCAATAATTTCCAATTGATGTTTGGTTAGATTACTTTTTGACATCTACTTCCCTCCACTCACTTTCTTGCGATTATCATCCTGAAATTCAATCAACGAAGAAAGAAATTTGATTACTAATGGATGATTGTTATATTTGTTGCCTAACTGCCCTGTAGAATGAATAACCCATTCCCAATACTCATCAGTAGTAATTGGAAATTGTTGGGACTTTTCATTTGAATCTTGCATCCATTGGTGAATATCCGAAAATACTAATTTCCAATCCATAACGATTATCTCCTTTCATTTCGATAATCAAAACTACAACTCCTCTATTCGAATAAAAATACCTGGTATCTCCGCCCAAAATTTTTCAACGATTAGACTAGCAATCTGCGCATCATTTTTATAAAATCCCAATTCCTCCATACAATCTTCAAGCAATTTGTTCATATTCCCATTATCCGGTTTCGTGTACTTGTACTCTCCATCTTGATGGCCATTGATAATTGGAAAACACCATTTCGTCATCAAGCGAACAGGCCCCGTTAATTTTTTATCTGGTACATGTTTGGCTAAATGAGCCATTAGTTTCGACCGAGCCGCTGATAAATCTGTTGGTTCATAAAATACAGGAATATTCTTTCCTTTTTTCTTGTCATAGACAATGTTTACTTTCTTTTGCTGATGAGTCGTCTCCGGCGGAATCATTGGCATGAAAAATTCTATCATCGCTCTTCCGCCTCCTTATCCATCAGCATCTTATTCTGACTCTCCAAAAAATTATTTTGGCCACGCAATTCACGATTTTTTTCGGTAAAGAATTGGATGTTTTGTTGCGCTCTTTTTAGTTCGTCTTTATAGACAGTAATTTCTAATTGCTGGTGCTGATTTATTTCAGTAACATTTGATACCTGTTTAACCAAATAGAAATGGCTAAACCACATTGATAACGCACAAACGATTACTAATGACAATAATTTATTCTGAAATTTATTCATTGCCTTCCTCCTATTCCACACATCTATCAAAATACAAATCAATATGTTCAAATACTGATTGTCGGTTGCTAGTCGTAAAGTTGATAAAACGAACAAATATTTCTTTCTTGACCCCATCATCTTCAAAAAACACTTCATAACCATATTGTATTGGGGCATTCACCCTAACCGCTCTCCTGCAGATTGACTTCAACTCAGCTTTAGTTAATTTTAATTGGATTCCATCTACAATATCTGCTGATTGTCCAGTATTCTTAGTTTTTGTACTCCAATCGTCATTACAATAATTTCCCCAGAATATCAATTCAGTATCATTTTCTGAGTCCATTAATGATAATTGTTCAATCACTCGCTCCACTTCCTTTTTTAACAATCTCCAAAATCAGCGCCATCTTATGCCAAATTATTGCGTCACTCATGAAAACACCTCATTTTTGTTATTTTATTTTTCTAATTGAATTCTAATTTTATTTTTCTTAGGCTATTTTTTGTCTCTAGTCTTACCCTCGTCTATAGCTTACCTACAAGGTAGCTATAGACGGGTAGAGTAGACACTGGTGTATCAACGTTTTTAACGTTTCGTCTATTGTCGTAAGCTATTAGCTTATAGACGGATACTATATTATTCATAAGCCAATAGCTTACGAATAGCCTACAACTCTTGAGTTGATTCTGTTCTTTGAACATATCCACCATCCACTGTGAATTTTTTGTGTTTTTTTACTTTCGGATAAACAGAACGTTTATCTATATCTAGATATTCAGCGATTTGACTTACCTCCACTGGTCCACCGTCCATGGACAATGCACTAAAAGCCGTATCTAATTCTTGGTTCGATTTTTCGCTTCGGGATTGATTAGCTTTTTTTACACCTTTCTGCCACTTACCTTGTGGAGAATCATCTTCTAGAGAAATATCTTTGAGCGAATCATCCAGTACATGAATCGGATATCTGAACCAGGCATTTATGGGGTCGAATTTGGGGAATTCTCGCAACGTTCCATCAATACGCCATGCAGTCGCTTGTCTAGCTGCACGAATTGCTTGTTGTTTATTTTCTTCTATCTGTTGCAAAATTGGCTGTGACTTAATCGCACACATTAAATGGTAGCCCATTTGTTTTGGACTGAATTGGTCATCTAATCCAATATCTGAATAACTAGGATTGTATTTCTTGATGGCATCGTTATACGTCTTACAAATTGCTTCATTTTCCAATACCATATACCTATCTTCTGTAACTGGTAACTCGATTAAATCTAATATTGCGTCAGGATCTCTTGCGAATACGCCAGAACCACTTGAACGGTCAATGGAGTTTTTCCCGCCTTGCGACCCCTTTGAATGATGGTGACAGTAGATAACCGCACAATTTAATTCAGTGGCTATTTTGTCAAACTGATTGGTAAACTTGGCCATTTCATGAGCACTATTCTCGTCTCCAGTAAGTACTTTGTAAATCGGATCAATGATGACCGCCATATAATTGGACTTCTGTGCACGTCTGATTAATTTAGGCGCTAGCTTATCCATTGGGCTAGTCTTACCACGTAGATTCCAAATATCAATATTGGAAACATTTGCATGCCCTTGACCCAATCGTTCATAAATATCTACAAAACGGACTTTTGCGGAACGTTCGTCTAATTCTAGATTGACGTACAATACTTTCCCTTTTTCACAATCAAAACCAAACCATTGACGACCTTCTGCGATAGCTATGGCCAACTGGATTAATGAAAATGATTTACCAGCTTTTGATGGTCCAGCGATTAACATCTTATGACCTTGTCGTAACATTCCCTTAATTAATTCGGGTGCTAGCTCGATTGGCTTGGCAAATAAATCTTCTAAACTTTCAGGGTCAGGCAAATCATCATTGACACTTTCAATCCATTCTTTCCATTCGTCCCATGTTGATTTCCCAATATTGGTATCAATAATAAATTGCTTGTTCTCGCCACGAACAACACCAGGCATACGGCTTAATCGTGACGGGTTCCTGTTTTGGTTATCATTTGTCAGACCATTTTTCTTACAAACATCATAAAGATAATCCACCCGCTTCCGATATTCCGGATAATTATCTGCATCCACTCGCACAATGGCATGAATAGATTTTTTGCCACTGTAAATCATTGCTGCGATTGGTAGTTCTAACTCACGCATGATAGCATTTTGTTTTTCAAGACTCATGTTGTCAGATTCGACTAGCGCATAGCGGAATTCTGTCACATTGTCGTTTTTAACACCTTTCCCATCTAATGGATTGAAACGAATCCATGCACCTGCTTCTGGATTGTAGTCACCCAAAACGGAACCAATGTCATCTCCACAATGAGTAAGGGCTTCAATCAGCTGACCAGCAGTCCGATCATACGCACCTTTATTCGAAGGCTTCCACTTGCCATCTTCGTCTTGCCAAGCTGCCATATTATAGGCGACTGTCTCTGATGGCTCGAATAACGCTTCTAAGTACTGGATAATTTGACGCGATGGCTCCCATTTTGTTGGCTCATGAATTTCTTTTCCTTCAATCCAGTTGCGGTCAATGATAACTAAATCATCACGTTGAAGCGTATCGTTCCAATCTAACTCATGACCAATATCATCACTTTTAAACGGGGACATCCAACCATTCTCTTTGGCCAATTGCGTGATGGTTGCCCCTGTTACTGGCTGGCCATTACCTTTAAACGTATCCCACTTTTTGAAACATTCACCTGAATGGTAACGTGAAGAATCTCGTTGGCTCCATTGGTCCCAATCTAATGCCGTATAGCCTTCATGTTTCAATGCCATTCCTACGTTGGTCCATTCCTGATAAGAAAGATATGCTGGATCTACAAATTCCAACAGCTCAAGTAAATTTAATTTGTTTTCCAAGTAGTATCACCTGCTTTCTTTTGGTATGATAAAAATAAAGGAGTTTTTTATGGAAACTTTCAAGGAAATCTGTAAATCTATTTTTTATTATTTTTTTATTCTCTATAATAATTTCTCATGGCCTTTGTTAGCTTTAGTTATCTCCATCATTTATAAAAAAAGTTTTTTACAAGGTCTGAATAAACTTTCTCAAAGAGTTAGTCATTTTAAAATGGGAGATAAAGAGCTATCATTTGGTGAAAACCTTATTAAAAACGATAACTCAAACGAGGTATTACTTGACATCGTAAATGAAAAACAACCTAACAAAGAACCTAATAAACAGTCCCATTCTTCCGACTCTGAAAATATAACTGAATCCAACAAATACAAGGATTTCAGCAAAAAATTATTTCCAAATCCACAATCTGTCCATAAAGAAACAGATATGATTGCTTCTGTTAATCCACGTTTATCTATAATTAACTCATGGAATATTGTTGAAAAAAAGATATTTTCTATGGTTCCTCACCTTCCCAATAGTCTGGCTGATAATGAAAATTTATCAGTGAATGATATTTTAGATTCTATGGTTAATATTAGAATGATAAAGAAAAGTTTTTATGAATTTCTAAATAATTTACATTCCTTAGAGGAAGAAGTTAAAGCTGAACACTACCAGTCACTTAGTTATACAGAGGCTGTATTATATGATGAAAAATGTAATGAGGCCATGTTTTATTTAAGTCAAATAATTCCTGATTAGTAACTATTCTGGTTGATATTCCGTCGGTCTCACACCACTTGGTAATCGCCATCCATTAGCCGCAATACGATTAATCATTTTGCTGGCATTATCGAATGACCATGTACCGACTGATTTAAATCCGCGTTGTTCTAATAATCGAATTTGCTTAGGTGTAGCTAGCCCTGCTTCTTTCCGTTTTTGTAGACGGTCAAGCATGAGGCTAGCTTTTCCTGCGTTATCGATGGCATCTGGTAAAATACCTAATTTTTCTAACGCATTTACTTGTTGTGTAGACGGTGGTCCCATTTCCCAACCGAAACTTGGTACATAACTCGTTAAATCTTCCGCTTGAATCGACATTTCAAATTGCAATGGGTCTACTAGTTTACGTTTTCGTTTGCGCATTTCTTCCAGTTTTTTCGCTAGCGCTTCTTCGCGCTCGGCAATGACATCTTTTTCAGCTTGTGATTCAGCTTCTTCAATATCAACTGCAAATCCTTGTTCACCAGCTTCTTCAATGTTTTCTGTCATTTTCTTAGCTACATCATCACTAGTGGCAATTAAATGTGCCGGATGACATAGTTCATGACGTTCGGTGTGCCACAAGAAATCTAATAGCAATAACTCTTCCTTACCTGGAAACAATCGTGTGCCACGTCCTACCATCTGACTGTATAAGCTACGGACTTTCGTTGGTCTTAAAACCACGATACAATCGACAGACGGACAGTCCCAACCCTCAGTAAGTAACATCGAATTGCACAGTACATTGTATTTATCCTTATCAAAATCCGAAAGAATCTCCTCACGATCCTTAGACGTGCCATTGACTTCTGCAGCTTTAAATCCTTTTTCATTCAAAATATCCCGAAACTTTTTACTCGTTTTGACTAATGGAAGAAAGACAACTGTTTTCCTGTTTAAACAATGTTTCGCCATTTCATCAGCTATCTGATAAAGATAGGGATCTAATGCCGTACCTAAATCCCTTGTTTTAAAATCTCCGCCTTGTTGACCAACAGAAGTTAAATCTAGTTTCAGCGGGATAGTCAATGCTTTAATTGGTGACAAATATCCTGATTTGATTGCCTCTGGTAACGTATATTCGTAAGCTAAGGATTCGAAATAAGAACCAAGGTTTCGCATATCTCCACGGTCAGGCGTTGCTGTAACACCTAAAACATTCGATTCCTTAAAGTGCTTCAAAACAAATTGGTAGCCATTACTGATACAATGGTGAGCTTCATCTACAACAATCGTGTCAAAAAAATCCGGTGGAAACTTGCTAAGGCGTTTTTCTCGTTGTAACGTTTGAACGGAACCAACAACTACACGAAAGAAACCACCAATGCTAGTCTGTTCAGCTTTTTCTGTTGCCGTTTTTAGTCCAGTAGACTTTTCTAATTTTTCTGATGCCTGGTCTAGTAATTCGCCCCGGTGGGCTAAGACGAGCACACGCTCGCCTAGTCTTACACGGTCTTCAATTACTTTTGAAAATACGATTGTTTTACCACAACCAGTCGGAAGGACAAGTAACGTTTTTTTACGCCCTTCTTGCCATTCCTTTTGGATTGCAGTACGTGCTTCTTGTTGATAAGGTCTTAATTTCATAGCACATTCCTTTCTTTAGATATATAATGAGATAAAAAAATGGAGGATTACAATGAGTCGTA